TTAACATCAACAACCCAACCATCAATGATTGCATCTTGGTGTCCTTTAACTCCATCAAGTTCTAAAGTTTTCTGTTCATCAGTTACGGTATGGCCGGCTGTCTTAGTTAATAGTAAAAGTAAAGCCTCTAACATATGGCCATATAAAAATTTAATTCGTGCATAGGATGGCATGTGTTCTCTAAGCTCTGGCTTGTACAACTCATACCACAGTTGACGATCTGGTTTGCCGAGGCTCGACATACGAACACCCCGGCTACCAGATTGTTTTTCTGTTAAGAAAGTGAGAAGAGAATCTTGTATAGTTTTTGTGAATTCATTTAAGTCGTCTTGTGTGGGTATGTTTTTATTGCCCTCGTCAAACAAAGCATAAATGTCCTTAACTAATGTATCGATTCTCTTAGTCACAATTAGAACGGAACGTCATCGTTCAGTCCATCATCTTTAGCTTTGCCGTTTGTCGAAGCCTGATATCCAGACTCCTCAGCGAACTCATCTAAATTTTCAGAAGGACTGTACTCGACTAGTTTAGTTACTTGTACAGCTTTTAAAGATGAGCCAACACCTTGGTTACCACCAACATTATAATCGTATGTATCAAAGGCCACATTAACTTGTGAACCATTGCCGATTAAAACATCAGAACTAATAGGTGTTTTTTTAGAATCAACTACACGAGGTGCAGAGTTCTTTGTACCATCTTTACGAGTGTACTTTCTTTTAATAGTAACGAAATCATTTCTCTCGTCACCTTTGTTTTTAATACGAGGACCAAGACCCAAGTCTTGTAGTTGTTTCTTAGTCTTTGTATCCACTGTTACATCAATGGAAAATATACCTTGCTCATTGTACTGATCAAAGTGTGGTTGGTGGACTTTCGCCCAGTAAGCAGTGCCTGAAATTACTGGCATGTTTATCTCCTTGTTTAAAAGTTTATAAAAGTTATTAAAAGTTAGTGTCTCAATAAAGAAACACCCCGACAGTATACCATACTATCAATGGTGTCAACAGTTAGTGGGTTTCTTTCCAAGTCGTGCCGATTGAATACTCACTATCTAGTGGACATCGTAAGTCAAATTGTTTTTCTACACGTTTCATTGCCTCCTTTGTTATGTTACCAAAATCTACAGCTTGTTCCTTACGGACTTCAAACTGTACCTCATCGTGGACGTTAGCCACTGGCTTGGCATCCACCTTCTGCTTGTCGACCTCATCAATTATATTAAGCAGCCATTGCTTACATATGATTGCACCCGCTCCTTGAATAAGTGTATTCAAACTGGAGTGGATAGATCGAGCAAGTAGAATTCTTTTATCAAGCGCAACCAATTGGTACTCACCATACTTGCGCTTTCGTTGTTGTAATAAATTAATTAGATTGTTTGTCAGTGTCTTCATACCTTTAACTTTATTTATAAATCGTTTACGACTGGCAAGTCCAGCCTCTGTATTGCCACCGACTATCTGACCAAGCTTGGCATCTCCCGCTCCATAGATAAAAGCATACACCCAAGTCTTTGCCGTTGGTCTATCCTTTAACCCTATGATGTTTTGGTTGTAGGTATGTATGTCTCCGTCAACGACTTGCTCTGTAAACTTAGGGTTCTGTAGATAATGTGCAAAGCAACGTAACTCTAAACCACTAGCATCAGATCCAACCAAACAATACTTATCTGGATTTTCTATGGTCCACAACGACCGACACTCTTTACCATAAGGTGAATAACTTGCTGGTACTTGTGCCATATTAGGACCGTAGTGACTCATACGAGAGGTGACACAACCAAGTGTAATAACTTTACCGTGGACTCGGTTATCATCTCGTACATTTTTTAGCCACGATTGTATTTGTGATACACGTTTCTCATACAATAAATATTCAGCGATCATCTTAGCCTCTGGATATATTAATTCTTTTAAAACTTTCTCATCAATTACCGGCAGTCCAGTAGGTGTAGTTTTCTTCGGCACCCAACTATATTTCTTTTGCAATCGTTCAGCTATTTGTTTACGAGAACTGGGATTAAATTCATCAACGTGATCTTTCAATGTTTTGCCCGTTGTCTTATGAAATCGTGGAGTGTATATGGTTGGAAATATAGTTTGTAAATATTTCTTTAAGTCCTCTGACTTTGTTTTTAATTCCTCTAATAAATCATGTGCCTTATTTACATTTAAATAGAATCCATTCTTTTCTTGTTGGTCTATGATTCTTCTTATTCTGTGTTCCATTCGTACACTCTCTTTACTAAACCTAGTTATCTTTGGTGCTAAGTGTTGCATTAATTTACGAGTGACATGTACATCTTGTTGGCAATACTTCAGCATCTCTTCTGAGTATTGATCAAAGTCTTTAAACTCTAGCTTACCGCCTCGTGTTAGTTTCTTACCCCAAGATTTTAAACTGTGACCACCATCTATATGTGCATTAATCATCTGCGATATTATCAGTGTATCAATAATATTATCTAAAGGTATTGTGATACCTAGTAATTTCTCTAGTATCGGACCATCAAAGCTCACACCATTATGCATAATATATTTACGGTCATGATTATGAAACTGTTTAAACTCTTGGCATCCTTGTTCTTGGATAAAGTCCCGTTGTTCTCCAGTTACATAGTCTTGAATACATATACAATGTATCTTAGTAGCATCAAGACTATCTGTTTCTATATCTAAAACTACTGTATTAAACTCTGAATCCATCGTTTACCTCCTTGAAGTCTTCACTGTCTTTTGATTTTGGGTTAGGTATTTCAGTCAAGCGACCAGTATCTTTGTGCCATTGTAACCAACAACACGGTCCAGTCTCTCCACTAAATCTGTTCTTTAATATACGAACTGTAGTTTGGTTTCTCTTCTGCATGTCTTCTGCTTGTCCGTTTCTTTCTAACGAGAAACAAAAGTCAGAGAGTTGTGCAATACCATGTGAACCTCTGAGTTGTGACAGACTAACTATTGCACCTTCTTCGTGTCCACTATCTGAACTAGCTCGTCTACTTAAATGAGATACCAACATCAGATGTATGTTCTGTTCTTGGACTAGAGTTCTGAGCCTTGTCATTATACTATCGATTGCTCTTCTCTCATTGTCACCAGTCATTGCCGATACAATCATAGTTAAGTGATCAAGTATAATGAATTTACAATCTAATCCACTAGCTAGGTATTGTACTTTAGATATAATGTTATCGATATCAGTAGAACCAAAGTGATCCCACATTCTTACCTTGTTTGTACCAAGGGTAGCCTCCCATGCTGCACGTTTCTCTTCCATAGTTGATTCACAGAATGGTAGGTGCAGTGGTTTGTTGGCATGTACAGACATGATACCTTTGGTTGTTCGTTCAATAGATTCCTCTAAGAATAAACAACCAACTGAATGATTACTGTTCTTTATAATGTGGTAAGCTAGTTCTCTCATTACACTAGACTTACCTATACCTGACCCCGCAGTATAGGTACATAACTCACCAAGTCTCATACCATAAGTCATACTATTCATACCGTCCCACGGATAAGGTATTGATTCAATGACCTTTTCATTAGCAATAAGATCCCAAGTATTTTCACCAAGTATGATACCCTCTGGTGTGTATGTTTGTGCAGCATAAAATCTAGTCATAAAATCATGCTTCTTGTTCTGCACTAAATAATCATTTGGATCTTTTAAACCTAGATTAACTATGTGTACTTTCTTTGGAGGAAATAGTTCAGCCACCTTTCTACTGGCCTCACGTCCTGGTTCGTCATTATCGAAACATAAGTATATTTTTTCAAAACTATTAATAAATTCATATTGTTTTTTACAATCGGCGAAAGCTCCAGCTGCACCAGTTCTAACACTGACCACTGGATAAGATTTAGGCAACATCATTTCGTAGACCGACAAGGCATCTATCTCACCCTCACAGATAGTTATAATTTTAGCATTGTTACAACTAAATAATTGTTGACCAAATAACAAGGCTTTACCAGTCTTACCCTCTACACTGAATGATTTATCGACTACTCTTCTGACCTTAGTAGCTACGTGATTACCTTGATCATCATAGTATGGGTAGTGGTGTTTATAAAGATTAGGTTTGTCATTGTTAGTTGTAGTTACTCCAAAAAACTCACAAGTCTTTTCACTTATCTTTCTTTCGAGTATTGGTTTACTATTACCTAGAGAAATAACCTTAGTAATTTCGGCTTGAATTTTTGTGTCATCTCCGAGCAGTTCCTCAAGTTGGGTCTTGTCCTTGGGAGGTTCAGTGTAGGTTCGGCACGAGAAACAGAAGCGAGAGCCGTCCGCATATAAAGCATTGGCATCGGATGATCCACACTTTTCACAACTGGTGTGTCGTATAAACCTCTTTGGGTCATTGTTTATTGTCATATGTCGTCTCCTTATATTTTTGCGGGTCTTGCCCTATAAATACATCCTCTAATTATTTTTGTCAAGGGGTTGTCAGATTTCGAAATCAATGATAGCCTATCCCCATATACAGAGGGGGACTATATATAGTCTAGTATTAGTCTAATGTTAGTCTAATGCTAGTTCTAAGATTGTCTCTTAATTATTATTTATATCTCTTATAACTAAGATTAATCTATAGTAACTAAGATTTATCTATAGTAACTAAGATTAACTAAGAATAACTATATATAGTGGCCACACCCTTTATTTTTAGCCTTGAAGTTTTGTGTTCTCCCATGACAATTACGGCATAGCACC